AGCAACCCCACTACGACAACTCCGACTCCAGAAGACGAAGCTGCCGTTAATGAGTTTGCAAAAGGTGATCAAACCCGCGACAACACCGGCAAATTTACAAAGAAGGATGACGCGCAGCAAGCGATTCCTAAAGCTCGTTTTGACGAAGCTATTGCGCGTGAGCGCAACCAGCGGCTAGCAGCAGAAATTAAAGCTGCAGAACTCCAAGCCACCATCGACAAAGCTGGCAAAGCCGTTGACGCTGAAAAAGTTGAAGCAGAGATTCAAGCGCTTGAGCAGCAGCACATGGAAATGCTGCTGGCCGGTAAAGGCGACGAAGCTTTAAAAATTATGCGCGAGATTCGCATGCAAGAGCGCAAAATGCTTGCCATTGAAGCTTCACGCATGAACGATGACAACAACACTAAAAATGCGCAAGAGCGTGCCGCAGCTGAAGAGCGTAGTCGTGTTGATAGCACGATTGCCACACTGCAAGCGGATCACCCTGAGCTTGATGAAAACCACGCAGACTTTAGCCAAAAGCTGGTTAACATTATTCTTGCAGAACAGGTGCGGCTGATCGAGCAAGAAAATATGGCCCCATCAACTGCCTTGAGTAAAGCCGCAGCTGATGTTATGGAACTGCGTGGGGTAAAAACACAAACGCTGGGTGACGCTAAAGCTGGTGACGGTAGCCCTGCTACTAAAGTTGCAGCTGACCGTAAAGCTGCGGCCACGGCAAAAGCACTTGCAGCGTCACAGGCTCAAGGTAAAAATCTAAAAGATATGGGCGAAGACAGTAACAAACATGGTTCTGAAAAAACGGGCACTGAAGATGTTGAGCAGATGACGCTTGAAGAACTTTCGGCGTTGCCAGAAGCAACAAAAGCTAGAATGCGCGGCGACTTTATGTAAGCAGGAGTTTGCAAATACGGCGCGGCCGGTGTAACCTCTGCGCAGACCGCTTAACGCGGCGCACTCGCTAACGCGACGAATTGCACCCGTAAGGTGCAAACCCGCTCATCGGTTTGTAGGTGTGCATCGCTAGCTAGAGCGTATCAAGCCGACTCGACCTCCGTTACAGGCCGTACGTTCGCACCTCATCAGCGAAAACGATGAGCGCTGATAGCGCGATAGCTGTTAGGGAGTCATTTGACTCATTGTGATTTACGGCCGCTTTAAAGGAGATGCCTCGTGGCTAATACTAATTTTACCCTGCTGACCTCGGAACAAAAAACCGTATGGTCTATGGACTTGTGGCGGCAAGCCCGCAACATGTCGTTCGTTAATAAATTTCTTGGCAAAGACGCTAACGCGCTTGTTCAGCACGTTACCGAACTGAAGAAAAGTGAAAAAGGCGCACGCGCAGTTATTACGCTGCTTGCTGACCTTGAAGGTGACGGTGTTGCTGGGGATCGTTCGCTGGAAGGCAACGAAGAGGCAATGAAGTCTTACGACCAAGTGATTCGTCTTGACCAGTTGCGTCACGCGAACCGCCACGAAGGTCGTATGGCTGACCAAAAGTCTGTTGTTACTTTCCGTGAAAACTCACGCGACACTCTGGCGTATTGGTTGTCGGATCGTATTGACCAGTTGGCATTTTTGACTCTGGCCGGTATGAGCTACAACACGCGTAACGCTGGCGGTCAACGTGTTGGTTCGGATTTCCCGAATCTTGAATTTTCCGCAGACATTACCGCACCTAGTGCAAAACGTTATTTTGTGTGGGATGGTGCTACTTCAAAATCGTTGGGCGTTAAAACCTCAAACACGCAGCTGGTATCCGGCTACGAAGGCACTGGTGATTGGCCGTGTTGGGATCTGTTTGTTCAGCTGAAAGCTTACGCAAAAGACACTTACATGCGTGGCGTAAAAGAAGCTGGCGGCGAAGAAACTTACCACGCGTTTATTTCTCCGCAAGCCATGTCAAAGCTGAAACTTGACCAGACCTACCTGTTGAACCTGCGCCACGCTCAACCGCGTGGTGATGGTAACAACTTGTTTACTGGCGCAAGCGTCAAAATTGACGGCATTTACTTCCACGAATTCCGGCACGTTCCGAACACTCGTCTGGCTACGTCGGGTAACAAATGGGGCGCGTCGGGCACTGTGGACGGTTGCCGCGTTTTGTTCTGCGGTGCGCAAGCAATGGGTATGGCTGACATTGGCGCTCCTGAATGGGTTGAAAAAGGTTTTGACTATGAGAACCAGCAAGGTATCTCAACGGGCAAAATTCTTGGTTTCCTCAAGCCAAAGTTCACTAGCCAATACACTGGCGGCACCGTTGAAGATTTTGGTGTAATCGCTGTTGACGTTGCGCAGTCGTAACCGCGAATTCATCAGCCAATTTTAAAAAGGAAATAGTCATGGCTATCGTACAACGTTCTCGCGGTGCTCAGTGGCCGCTGGTCGCTGAGTTTGTGTTTAATTACACGGATGGTTTTGCGCCGCTTCCCGCGCTTAACTCTTTGTCGCAAGTTAACTCTCCGAAAGTTGGTGTTACCGACTTTGGTTCAAAAGTGCAACCGCAAGGTGTTTTGAGTGGTGTTGTCTACACCGCAAACGACAACGCTAGCACCAAGTATTTTGAATGCTTGGCGCTTCCGCTGGGCGCGCAAGTTTTGTCTGGCGAAATGGTGATTGAGCAGCCGTTTATCGGGCCTTCGACGGCTACGATTGCGCTTGGCAATGACCACGGCAGCGCCCTGTATATGGCGGCAACTTCGTTGATTGCTGGTGCGCTGGGTAACTCAGCTACGGTGTCTAGCATTACGAACGCGGGAACCGACCCAAACGTAATGACGGTCACTGCGTCTGCGTCTAACCATTCGGTTGTTGCAGGCGATTTGCTGCAAATCACTGGTTGCACTGGTGCATCGGCTCTGTATAACGGCTCGTTTGTTGTTGTTAGCGTTGCTAGCGCCGCGATTGTTGTAAACAATCCTTCGCTAACTGTGTCGCTGACTACTGCCGGTTCTCCTGCTGCAAAGTATCTGCATCAAGGGCGCACGGCAATTACGATTCCCGCGCAAGAGTCGTATGCTGGTGGTCAGTCGTACACCACGCAGACAGGGCAAGAAGGCGCACTTGGCGTTGACATTCGGGGCACTATGGTTATGTCTGGCGGGCAAACGGTCACGGCAGGTCGTGTTCGTTTCCGCGTTATGTATTCCATTGACGGTCGCGTTAACGAAGTCAGCACTACCTAAGTAGTTTGTAGCAAACCAGTGGAGGTAAACTCCACTGGTTTTTTGAAGCCTCTAAGGAGATAAAAAATGCCTGAATTTGTTTTGAATCGAAACTACACATTGCGCAGTCTTGCCGGTCATTCGGTAACATTTGCTAAAGGTATTCCTACTTTTGTGCCGCCCGTAATGGTGCGCGAAGTTATTAGCATTGGTGCAGAGCGCGTTGACGATGAGCAAGGCGCTGGCTTTGAGAACGAGCCAGTGGTTAAAGTGGACCCACAAGGCGTTGACCGTAAAGACGCGGTGTTCAAATGCTTTGCAACGCTAATGGCAAAAAATGGACGCGAAGATTTTACAGCTTCTGGCGCTCCGCACATTAAAGCGATTCGCACGGAAGTTGGCTTTACCGTAGATAATAAAGAACGCGATAAATTGTGGGAAGAGTATCGCCAACGGGAAGCTGAGTAATGAACTCCGGTGAGCTTTACGACCGCTTTCGTTCGGACGTAGCAGACCAAGCAGTTCCATATCTTTGGTCAGATGATGACATATGGAACTATATGGATGCCGCTTACAGACAATTTGTAAGGCTCACCGTAGGTATCGCGGATTTTTTGTCACCTGTAACACGCGTGCGCATAGTGGCGGGGCAACCTGTAGCTACGCTTGACTCGCGAATACTGCGCATAATGAGCGCAAAGCTAGCATCTGATAACACGCAAATAGTCATTGCAAATATGACAGACCAACCTTTTTTGGTTTCAGATGACTATAGCGTGATGAGCAAGCTAGTGCGCGATGATATGACCGGCCCTGTGCGTTACATGATTATTGGCGCACAGCATGGAAAAGCCAAGTGGGTTCAAATACCAGAAGTTGATGATTTGGTGCTTATGCAGATTTATAGGCTACCGATGGACACCATCATTGACGAAAACCACCCGCTCGATGAGGTGGACGCAGAACACCACGAATACCTTTTAGATTGGATGAAATATCGCGCATATCTTAAACAAGATGCCGAAACATTTGATCGTGAAAAATCAGCAGCTGCGGAGTTGCGCTTTCGAACATACTGTGAGCAGTGCCGCCGCGAATGGGAACGCTACAAACACAAGAACAGAGTTGTCGCATATGGTGGCTTATAAGAACACGGTAAACCCCAGCCGGAGGTGGGTGTGTGCGGGTTATGCTTCCCTAAAACACCGGCAGCGTAGGCCCGTATGCTTCTACGTGGCCTACGCACTATAACCTTAGATAGGGGTTGCATTATGGTCACAGAACCGGCAGCGTCAGCAACTCAAACGCTTATATCTTCACTTTCTGCTGCTATTTTAGCTTGGACAGGTCTTACCTATCTGTCGCTGCTGTGGTCATTTTTTGGCGTGTTGTTTGCTACTGTATTTATCCAGCCGCAAGCTGCTGACGCACCCTCGTTCCAAACTAAAGTTTTTTTGACTGTGTTCTTAGCTACCCTAGCTGGTGCAGGTCTTGCAGAACTTGTGCATTCAATGCTGATTGCTTCTGGTGTTGTTACAGATAAAGCAGGAGTTCATATAGGAATTGCGTTGCTGCTTGGAGCAGGCGCAAAACCATGTATGGTTGCTGGAGTAAGCCGCCTTGTCCGTGTGTTTAGTGGTGAACCGGCAAAAGGAATATAATTGTGGAACAAACCATTAACACGCTAATTGATGCCATTAACGTTTCGTTATGTTTTTATATTGTGGGTGTTGTAATGCTGCGGCTAAGCATGATGAGTTGGGCCACTCATAAGCATACATGGATAGTTATCTATTCAGCAGCAGGGATAACAGCTGCGTGCTACCTATACATGATAGTTGAAAACGAACCGCATTGGCGCTGGTCTGCAATGTTTAGTTTTGTATACACAGCGCTGTGGTTTGTTGAATCTCGTAAAAGATGGGCGCGCCGCCCACCACGCTACATGCTGTCTAGCTGCCCACACATGCCTGTTGGAGCAATAATGCCTGCCGGTTGCCCACTGTCAAATAGTCGAACCAATGAACCTAATTCCTAAATTTGAATTGTATGGGCTTATTGTTGCCGCTATTGTTGTAGCTGCGCTAGGATGGGGCTGGCACGAAAAAAATGTTGGAGTTGAAGAAGAACGTGCACGCTGGGAAAGAAAAGCTGCAGCAGCTACGCAAGCAGATTTAGCAGAACTGCAAATTGCTGTGGCTACTTCTAGCACGATTGCGCAAACTACCGCAACTACGCTAGCAAAACGAAGTGCTAACTCCATAATTGATCGAGGGGTAATTGAACGTGAAATACGCACTGACATTCGTTACGTCAATACTTGTCTGCCTGATGTTGGCAGGATGCAATGGAATGCACTTTTACAAAACGGAACCGTCCTGTCAGGTAGCAGCGCCAGCACCAAATTTGACGAGCTTTTGCCCGACGGAAATGGCAAAGCCAGTGCTGAATAGCACTGGTGGGGCTTTATTGCTTAGCCTGCAAGAAGCTAGGCTGACATATGACAGTTGCAGCATAACTCATGCGGGTCTGGTAGCATGGGCCGTAGATGTAACCAAGCGTTGCGTGCGACCACAAAAGGCTAAGCAATGAACAACATAGTTAACTTAAAAATTGAACGTGGGGAATCGTTTCTTTACGTTGTACGTTGGGAAACAGTGCCTATAGTTTATAAAGCAATCACTGGCATTACTCAATCTGCGCCGGTTGTAATCACGGCCATAGCGCATGGTTTGACCAACGGCTGGCGTGCCGCTGTTGTGTCGGCTAAAGGTATGCGGCAAATTAACGCAGTTAACACGCCGCCAAAACACAAAGATTACAAAGTAGTAACGGTTCTTAGCGCAGATTCTATTGCGCTCAATTCTGTAAACTCTTCAGATTTTGGGGCGTATACATCTGGCGGGTATTTGCAATACAACACGCCTAAAGATATGACCGGTTACACAGCTGCGTTGGTAATTAAAGATTACTCAGGCGGCAATATACTTAGCACTTTAGTGCCTGTTGTAAGCAACACTACCAAGACAATCTCAATTTCAATGACTGCTGTTGCCACGGCAGCGCTTTTATACGATGATGCGGTTTACGAACTGCTTCTTACATCCAGCTTTAGTGAAGTTACGGAACTAATGTCTGGCTCAATTACCGTAACTGATTAGGAGAAATATTATGGCAGCAATGTCTAACTACCTTGAAAATAAACTGATTGACTCACTGTTTCGCGCTGTAGCTTTTACTCCTGCGGCAACGTTGTATGTTGGCTTGTTTACAGCTGACCCAACTGATGTTGGTACGCTTACAGAAATTGGAAACGTAACTCCCAACGGATACGCCCGAGTGGCTATTACCAGTAACACGACTAATTGGGCATCTACTGGCGGCGCAACTACTACAACAAACCCTTCAGCTGGCACTACGGGCACGACTTCTAACAACGGCGTTATTACGTTTCCCACACCTAGTGGTGGTAACTGGTTTAACGGTAGCGGCACTGCGGCGTCCAGCATTACGCATTTTGGTATTCTTGACTCGGCCACAATTGCTGGCGGTAACTTGTATTTCTACGGAGCGCTCACAAACGCTAAAACGGTTAACAATGGAGACTCCGGCCCTTCGTTTGCAATAAGCGCGTTGTCGATACAAATCGACAACTAAAAAGTTTCACACAAACAAAGGGCGGCTCGGCACTACGCCGTAGCCGCCTTTTTATTAGGTGATATATGGCTACAAGATATTGGGTAGGTGGCACGGGCACTTGGGATGCTTCCAACACTACAAACTGGTCTGCAACATCTGGCGGCGCGAGTGGCGCATCCGCACCTACAAGCGCAGACTCTGTAATCTTTAACAATGCTGGTGGCGGGGGAACGGTCACGTGGTCAGGCTCAATTGCCGCTTCTAACGTTACGCTTGGCGCACAAAGCCATGATTTAGGATCAAGTAGTTTAACTGTAAGCGGCACCGGACTTACATGTGCGCTTGGTTTTGGGCAAACTATAACGGCAGGCACTTCTACAATTACGTTTACAGGCACTTCTCAACAATATTTTGATGGGCAGGGGAAAACGTGGGGAAATGTTGTATTTAACTGCAGCACGTTAGGTGCGTATCCTTATATCCATAACGACAACAACACATTTGCTAACCTAAGTATTATAAATCTTACTGAAGTAGCGTTTGTTCTTCCTAATTCCACGCAAACTATAACAGGTTCGCTGACTATATCAGCAGTAAGCTACATGACCCGCGCAAACATATGCTCTGCGTCTGCAGGCGTAGCCGCTCCACTTGTTGTTGGCGCTAGTAGTAGTTTTACAAACATAAATGTTGCTTACATTACGGTCACGGGCACAGGTGCCCCCGTCGCTACAACTTCCGTTGGAAACATGGGTGGTTGTTCTGGTATAAATTTTAGCGCGTCAAAAACATGCTATTGGGTTGGCGGCACCGGAAACTGGAATGATCTTGCTGGAACGCATTGGGCTATTTCTAGTGGCGGCGGCGGCAGCGTTGCAAACTACCCTTTAGCCCACGATGATGTTGTGTTTAACTCGGCATCTGGCAGCGCAAATTACACAGTCACAAACAACACTAATATTGCTTATTGTAGAAATTTAACAATTTCTGCGCCTTCCTCGGGTAACCTAACATTAATTGGAACGGGTTATACGCAGCTTGCTGTGTTTGGAAACGTAACGTTGTACAGTGGGTTAATTACAACAACGACAATGTACTTGTCGTTTGAATCTTACGGCGGCACACAAACGCTTACTACAAATGGCATAACAATTCTGTGGATGCTGTATGGTGTTTTGGGAAATTTTCCCAATAACTCGCCTACAATTTCGCTGCAAGATACGCTTCGCGTAACGGGTGACGTTTATTTTTATAACAGATCAACGCTTGTTACTAACAATAACAACATAATTGTGTCAGCAAGTTTAACAATTGCCGCATGTACACTAGGTTCAAGTACTATTACTGTAGGCACTACTATAACTTTTATAAGTACTACGTTGGCAAACGTGCAAAATTACAACACAGCGGTTATTAATTTTGCAACTGGCTGCGTAATTGAATACCTTGCTACTCCTGTTTTTGGAACTTGTGTGTTTCAAAGCAGCAGCACTGACCCAACTTTTAGCCCAAACAGTAATGGCACAACCATTCCGGTTCCAAAAATTATTTGGTCAGGTTCTGGAACACTTTATGTATATAACGGCACGTACGCAGAAGTAATGGTTACTGGCGATGGAAGTTTAGCGCTTCCAACAAACGGCGCTCCAACCGAAGTGCAAAAAATAACTGGCGGCAGTCAAGCGCGTAGAACAAAAATAATAAGCGATACTTCTGGCACGCAAGCTATTATTACCCAATCTACAGGTAGCGCAACTATTACATACGCAGACATTAAAGACGTTTCTTTTACAGGCGGGATTGTAGTAATCGCACAAAATTGTATTAACAGAGCAAACAATAGTGGTATAACTTTTGTTGAAACAGCCCCAATAGATTACTCAAATTTTCCGCCTGCGCGAAGGACTTAGCATGATATTTTTAACTGGAACAACTGACAAGATACAACTAATAACCAGTGGCACAGAGCCAATAGATGTTGTTACGTCGTATGTTGACGCAGGCACAACTACCGGCCAAGTAGGTAATCTATCGCGTTCTGTTACAGCTATTTCGACAGCTACAACGACAGACGTTGTAGGCGTGGCTGGCGCAAGCACTACGCGAAACGTAAAGCACATGAACATCCGCAATCGTGGGGTAACTTACAACGACGTGACTGTTGTTTTTGCAGTAAGCGGAACGCAATACCAACTGCACAAAGTTACGCTTGGTGCGCAAGAATGTTTGGAATATGTTGAAGGGGTTGGGTTCTTTACAATAACTGCACAAGCTAAACTAAACACATTTCGGCGTGTTACAGCAGACCAAACTTTTGCGCTTGCACTAACAATGGCCGACGTAACAGATTTATCTGGTGTAACGTTGTATGGCGGCAGGCACTATTCATTTATCGTAAACCTATTTCACACAAACAACGCGACTACAACTGGTTCGCAGTTTGCGGTTAACCATACTGGAGGCACGCCCACTGATCTGCAAATAGGTGCAATTTCAACTGTTACAAACAGTGCGACTGCTGCGGCTATGTCTGCCGGTTCTGCAACCGTTCTAAACACAGCGGTTGTCTTACAGACTACTGGACAAACTGCAACAGGCTACACCATTATGTCTGGCGCTATTACGCCGCTGGCCGATGGCACATTTGCCGTTCGCGCCACGTCAGAAGTGGCAAATGCCACTGGCCTTGTTGTTAAGAAAAATTCTTGGATGCAGGTTCGTGAGCTAGACAACTAGCATGGCCGCCGTTGCAATTGTTGTAGAAGTCACAACGGGATCTTGGTTCGACCCGCAAGTTGGCGGTCTTTGGTTTTCAGATGACTACTACATAACGTCAGGGTTAGCGGCTGATGTTGCTTCGTTTAGCACTGCAACAGCCGACCTTACCACTGCAAACTCAGCCGTATTAGAAGCGGCCGCGCTATCAACAACTAGCGTTACCGCAGCGCTGTTTACTGGAATACTAAAAAGCCAAACAGCTAGTCTTGCTGTCGCAACAGCTACGCTAATCATCGGCAGTAAGTTTCAAGCAACAGTAGGCGCGACTGCTACAGCTAGTCTTGACTCACTTACAAAGATTTCTGCAGCAGCTTTGTGCGTAAGTAGCGCAGCTTTAGACAACAGTCTTAAAGCAGCAACGCTAGTGGCGAAAGCTAACGT